CCCGACTCAATTCCTGTACCAGGGCAATTACGATGTCCGATACCACCGGATATTGTCTGCCCTGTTTGACGATCCGATCAGCTTCCAAAATCAGCACGTCCCACTCGTCACGCTGCATCTTCGCTGTCCGGATACGATGCCGCCATTTGTTATAAAACTCGTTGACCGTCACCCGGATGAATGCTTTGAACTGTTCATCCGGGATCGGCTCGTTTAAAGTTCTCTCACCTGTACCCATATTCCTGTCGCACCTGTGTAATAAAACTTTTCCGTGACCTCTGAGGCGACCTGAGCATCATCGTGCCAGAAGTGCGCCCGGGTCATGCAGTCCTTAAGCATCTTGATCAGGTTGTCCGTGTCTGGTTTAGTCGTCTTGTACTCAGTTGTCTTTCCCGGCCAGATCCATTTAGTCACCAGCTGAAGCGGACCGTTCATCGGCTGTTCCGGAGCGTGCAGCGCTACCAGATCAAGGAGCTGCTGTCTCGCAGCCTTCAACTCAGCTGGCTCGTAGAACACTGGCTTGCCACGAACAATTGTCACCTTGTGTTCCTGTTGCGTAACTGTCGGCGGATTTTTCATCGGCATAAAAAACTCGATTTTCATTTTCGATTTTCCCTTCTCGGATTCTCGCGCGTATGACGCTGACTGTGTGTCGGGCCCCTACACCGGACAAGGGGCGTACTCAATCGCCCTTGTTCCGGCTCGGGTGGCACACACGTCAGTGGGTGGCCGGTATCCGGACACATATATACCGTTAGGTATATTTGTCCGGACTTTTGTCCGGATACCCGGACAAAACAGAAAGTTCGTTGTCCGGACTTTTGTCCGGACTGTGATGCTTGTAGTCCGGACAAAACAGAAAGTTCGTTGTCCGGACTTTTGTCCGGATACCCGGACAAAACACTCCGGACAAAAATTTACTCGTTGTCCGGATTGATTCTGATGACTTTTGCAGGCTCTTTTGGTGTGCCATCGACGTATTTGTAGCCCTCTTTTTGGAGCGTTTTTGCACGTCCTGGATACCGTTTTGAACCTTTAAAATCATGCCTGATTCGGTCTTTACTCTTTCCCGTAACCTCTGACAGCTCATCTATCGTGATGGAATCCGTGCCTTCTGGCATCAATTCTTTAAGCGCATCAAGGTACATATTGAGCGTTTCTTTGCCTTTTTCCTGCTGCTGTTTCGCGAATACCTGCTTGCGTTTTATCCATGGATCACCATCATTAGGCTGGATATCCCTCAAAACTTCATAGGAATCTGGTCTGTGGATCGGATAATCGAACCACAAATCAAGCGGCGGGAAGGACGCAAATTCACGAAGCGTGCCCTCGATCCGCCATGCAGTGCAGTGCTCTTCACGGGCAATTTCAGTGGAAACATATTCCGCCATTTTGCTCGATTGATCGAAGTCAAGCTTGCTTCCGGCGTACTCCTGCATTGCTGTAGGAGACAGCCGGTCGTCCTGCCCGACGTCGTTCTGCCAGTCCTTGACGAACTCATTGAGGGCTTTTTCTGTGCCTCTGATGATAGCTTTTCCTCTCAGCATTTCACGGATATTGTCGGTTACTTCCAGCTCTGTAAGGTCTAGCAGTGCGTCAGGATCGCGGGCAAATACACCCGATCCGGATGCTCTGTCCATCGACTTCTTGCCGCCTTGTGCGCCTTTGCTGTGGTGATGGCAGTAAACAACCGCAGCGTGCAGCTCCGTACAAATCTTGTCGAACTGGTTGCAGAAATTCGCCATCTGATCGGCGCTGTTCTCATCGCCGGTGATGACCTTATAGATCGGGTCGATGATGATAACGTCGTAATTCTTCTTTTCAGAGCGCCTGATCAGCTTCGGAGCGAGCTTGTCCATAGGTACAGATTTGCCTCGCAGGTTCCAGATATCAATGTTTCTGAGGTTCTTTGCGGGGATCCCGAGCGCTTTGTAGACGTCCTGGAAACGGTGCAGGCAGCTTGCGCGGTCAAGCTCAAGGTTGACGTACAGGACCTTGCCCTGAGCGCATTTGAAGCCCAGCCAGCGCGTTCCTTCAGCCACTGCTATGGTCAGCTCGATCAGGGCGAATGACTTGCCTGCTTTGGATGGTCCGGCAAGCAGCATCTTGTGTCCCTTGCGTAGGACGCCATCAATCAGGCAGTCCGCCAGCGGAGGAATGTTGTCCCACACGTCTGACAGCTCTTCCGGGTTCGGCAGATCGTCATTTACTGCATCAATCCATTCCGCCCATTCATCCCAGGATTTTTTCCCCAGGTTAGTCCCCATCAGAAACTGTTTATGTCCCTTTCGCATGATGCCAGGCATACGAGACAGTCTTGACGGGTTTTTGTTCTGCGTGTCGACCTGAAGGCCGTTTTTTGCGCAGACTTTGTATAGATACTCGACGCGCTTTCGGTATTCCGAATAATCACCGGCCTGAATCTTTACGATCGCATGGACCGATTTGCCTCCGGAATACACAAGCGCCGCAACCGGAAGCTCAAGTTCCCGGATAATCGCATTCTGGCGTGCTGGCGGAATCTTATCGGACTCGACCAGCGCATACCTGAAGTCTGTGACATTTTCATTCTTGATGCCTTCCCCATCTAGCGGGTTGAACCGGATCCACGCTCCCGCTTCCGGGTTATAGTCGCCCAGCGCAGCGCCGATGTCGTTGTACTTCTTCAGCTCCGCGATCAGCTGTCCTGCTGTCCGGTCCCACAGACCACGCTGAGGCGACAGGCGTCCGTCTTCGCCGTGATATACGGTCGTGACATAGCCTACGTTCTCGGACGAATTGAACAGCGTTTCAAGATATGTGATCAGCTCCTGAATGGGATTCCAGTTCTTCGGCTCGACAATCTCCTTATCTTCCAGCCATCCGGAATCGATGATCTTATCACCGTCATCACTGATGGTACTGTCCCAATTCAGGGCGTAATCGCGGCCTTTTAACGGACTGAATCCGCCGCGCTTTGCCAGCTCAACGATGGTACCACCGGTAACAGGTGCTCCGCCGTTCTCGTTGCGGAATGTGCCCCATTTCCGGAAGCATTCGCCCGGCTTATACCGGCTGTCAGCTTTTGACCAGGAATCCCAGTCAGATGCCATGAAGCCTTCCTGCTTCAGCGCCATTCCGACTGAGCACCATTCCTGATAGCTTAGCTGTGCCGGATCGATATACTCTAGTAGATCTTTCAGGTCATACATTTGCTTTCCCTTCGAACGTTTCCGGGTTGATATCAAACGGGACGCGCCATCCATTTGCCGCGATCCGGTCTATCAGTTTCCTCGCCGTGTCAAATTCCCATGTGCCAACGTGCTTGAATCCGCGGCCTTCAAGGAACCTGATCTGCTTCGGAGTCGTGAGTCCCGCCAGCTGGCGCTTTTCGATGCGGTCTAACAGGAGTGCTGCCTTGCCTGCATTCTCGATCTCATCCGGGCAGATGCCGCGCTTTTCCAGCTGCTGAATCTGCTTATCTGATGGAGGAGCCATCTGCCAGCCGAATGCCGGAGTATACCCTGCAAGATCTTCCGCCTGGATTGACATCTCATATTGCAGCGGATCAACAAGTTTCTTTTTCCGTCTGCGCATCTCGGTAAGCTTCTTTGCAAGGGCATCCTCTCTCTGCTGAATGACATCCTCGGTTGCCATCTTTTCAGCCTCTTCCAGATCGACAGCGACACCTGCTTTATCTTCCAGATTTTTCGTCAGCTGCTGCGCCACATCGTTGTCTTCACATATCAGGCTTGCAGGGTGGCACAGCTCGTGCTTGTCGGTCAGCCATAGAAAGTCGATCAGCAGGAGGTCCTTTTTCCCGGGGGAAAGCCGGGTTCCGCGACCTACCATCTGACAAAAAAGACCTCGTACTTTTGTCGGACGAAGGACTATAACGCAGTCCACAGATGGACAATCCCAGCCTTCGGTAAGCAGCATGGAATTGCACAGTACGTCATATTCTCCCGCGTCAAATGCTTTCAGGATTTCCGACCTGTCTTCTGATCCGCCGTTTACTTCCGCAGCGCGGAAGCCATGAGCGGTCAAAACTTCCACAAACTTCTGAGAGGTCTTGATCAGCGGAAGGAAAACGACCGTTTTCCTATCCTTGCAGTAGGTTTCCATCTCAGTTGCGATCTGTTCAAGATACGGATCAAGCGCGGTTCCGATTTCGCCTGCTGCGAAGTCTCCGGACTGTATGCCGACCTGACTGATATCCAGCTTCAGCGGGATTGTGAGTGCTTTGATCGGGCAGAGATAACCTTCCTTGATTGCTCGTGGAAGCGTATATTCATAAGCCAGATTGTCAAAATACTCTCCAAGATTGCGCATATCACCACGATCAGGAGTCGCCGTGACGCCAAGTACATGCGCATCCTTAAAATGTTGCAGTACCGTTTGATAGCCAGGAGAAATTGCATGATGCGCCTCGTCAATGATGATTGTTCCGAAAAAATCCGCGGGGAACCGTGAAAGGCGAGTTTCGCGCTGAAGCGACTGCACGGAGCCGACCGTGATTCTGAACCAGCTGTCCATACAGGTTTCTTCCGCTTTTTCAACACTGCACTTTAGCCCGGTTGTTTTGTATATCTTGTCAGCCGCTTGTTCCAGCAGCTCTCCGCGATGCGCAAGGATCAGTACATGATTTCCCTGCTTCACCATGTCCTCTGCGATTTTCGCGAAAATGACCGTCTTTCCCGTCCCTGTAGGTAGAACAACCAGAGTGCGTTTTGTCCCTTCGGACCATTTGTCCTCGACTGATTTACGCGCCTCTTCCTGATAGGGGCGCAGTGTCACCGCGCCCATGGCTTAAAACTTTCCCGGAACAAAAGACTTCTGCTCTTTCGGGAGGAATTTCTTTACCCGGTTGTTTTCTCCTTTTGATCCGTCGTTCTTTGTATAGTGATTGATCTCAAGTTCAAGCGTCCCTGTTGAACCAGGGACTGTATTCCAGTTCATGACCAGTGGTTCACCTTTCTTTTTCTGACCGATTGAAGTGAAGAACTGCGACAGCTTCCATTCCATCTTTGCGTGAAGCTTCAGGCTCTCAAAAACCTTTCCTTCTGTACCGTCGATTGGGTTTGTCACCCTCAGCGTCAGATTTGCCTGTGGGCAGGCGGACAGTTTCTCAGATCCCTCGAAGCGTCCTCGCTCAATGGATTCAACGGTGAAGTTGTATGTTCCTTCCGGCAGGATGGTATACTCATCATCTTTTACAATCGTGCTCCCCCAATCCAGTGCGCCGTCATTGTTCTGTGCTAAATCTCCCATGATTTTTATCTCTTCTCTTAGTCTTTAAAAGGTACTTCGTCTTTGTCTCTCAGGCCTTCTACAAGCTCCCTCACCTTCGGCCAAAACGCCACAAACCACCCCGTTAAGAAGTTCGGATCCATGTCCTGAAGCAGGGTATCCCGCGGGTAATAGCCTTTGCTATATGCTGCGTCCTGAAGATTCCATTCGCTGATGTGATCCTTTTCCATCAGGTCTTTCAGCGCCTTCGGGATCCTGTTCGGGTCCGACAGGTATGGTGATACAACGGCAGGTGAGATGGGTTCCGGAGGTTTCTCTTCTGGGGCTTTCAGTGGCTCAGGAAGGGCAGAAACACCAGGATCAGGCACTTCTTTTGTTGCAGGTTTTTCAGCCGGTATTGTCTCAACCTTCTCTCCGCTTGCGATGTGCTGGTAATCCTTCAGGTCGATCTGCTTGCCTTCGTCAATCTTGTAGGTTGCAGCTTGCGTTTCACTTACATTGGCTTGCGTTTCACTTACAATCCCTTCGATAATCGGCCTTAAATACTCGTTGTATCCCATCGGGATTTCTTCCGGAAGCCCGGAGCGGTTCTTCGCATCCCAGCAGGCATGGTGTTGTGTGTACATGACACGGCGGTTTCCCTGAGCTTTGTTCTTACCTTTCGTCGCTCCCTTGTTGTCGACATTGATAACAACGGTCTTAAAGTTGCAAAACAGCATTATGTCCGACCACTCTTTCACCAATGGTGCAGACTGTTTTGTAAGCTTCAGTTCCCAGCGATCGTACGCGCCAAGTTCGTCCGGCTGTTCAAATTTCCGCATGACAGCATGTGCGGTGAGAACAACGTTGATTCCGATATCAATCAGGTCAGATACCTTGTTCAGGAAGCGTCCGAATTCTTCTTTGACGTAGGTGTAGCCCTTGCCATATCCGAAGTCCTCGATTCCGTTGACTTTCCTGCTTTCGCATATATATCGGATGCAGAGCTGTTCCGCCCAGTCAGCCGTGTCGATAACTAGGGTCTTGCAGCAATCCGGATGCGTTTTGACATAATCGATCTCTTCAAATAGCATTGTCCAGCTGGAAGGCGCGGGAAGCCGCGCCACGTCCATCATGTTCGTGCTGCCCTCAGTATCGATAAATACCGGATCGGGAAATTTAGAAGCCAGTGTTGATTTCCCGATCCCTTCCGGGCCGTAGATGACGACTTTTGTCGCCTTGTGGATAACGCCTCGTGTTATCTCCATTAAAACTCTCCTTCCTTCCACGCTGATGACGGCGCTTTCGCAGTTTTCAGCGCGGTTGATTCACTATATCCATCGGTGATGATGATGCTGCATTCATCACCGTTGCTTACTCTGGTGGCAATGCATTGCAGGTTCTCTTTTTCTAGCCATTCACCGAACTCGGCAAGCGTATTTCTGTCCATCTGTTCCAGCTTGTCGAGCAGAACAAAGCCGCATTCCGGATTCAGTTCCCGCACGATTGCAGTCGCAACCTTCAGCTGATCTGATCCGCTCATGCAATCCCATGGATGACCGCTGTACAGCAGTTTCCCATCCTCAACAGTCAGCCCGGGAAGCGGAAGCTTTGCTCCATCGAACAGCTGCTTTTTCTGCTTGCGGACTTTGTCGAGTTGAGCCGTAAGGTTGTTGTACTGATCAGCGTACTGTTTCGCATCTTCTTCGGCTTTGTCTTTGTCGAGATTCGCTCGGACTTTCCGATTCGTCTCGTCGATCTGTGCGATGTTTTCTTCAAGCTCCGCAGTTGACTCGTCCTGAAGCTGAGAGACTGTCTTTTCGGCAGTCTGTTCATCTTCAACGCAGGTTACGTACTGTGCTTGCATGGCTTCCAGCTTTTTATGAAGGTCTGCGATCTGCATTTCAAGCCTGCGTTTTTCCGCTTTTATATGTTCCAGATTGTCACGTTTCCGCTGATTTTCGCCGTTTCTGGCTAGAATCTCCTGCTGCTGTCTGATCAGCTCCGATGCTGACACTGGCGCCTGCGGAACGTCTGGATAATATGTCTGCTCTTCCGCATATTTTTTCTTCTGATCGGCAATTCTTCCGATTGCCGTTCGTTCCTGATAAATATCATTTTCTTGTTTTTCCAGAGCGGTAAGCTTATCCTTTACTCCGATGATATTCAGTAGGGTTTTAGCTTTTTCGCTGTCACTGGCCTGCATGAATTTCGGAAGATCGAGTGCCAGCTTAGAGATAAAGCTGTCGAGAATCTGCTGCCCGGCACGGCCTCCGGTCGGGTCAGTCACTTTCAGATCAGAATTCTTGCCCTTTCGCTCTACAACAAGACCGTTGCTGAGAACCACATGGAGATACGGATCAGATACAGACCCTTCCCTATGCGGCTGCGATGGACGGAAGGAATTACCTCCGAGCGCCCATGCAATCGCATCCAGAACAGAGGTTTTACCCTGATTATTGTTACCGCCGATGATTGTCAGCCCCGTCGCTGAAGGTGTCACCTGTACGGCTTTTACCCGTTTAAGGTTCTCGATCTCAAGTTCATTGATTTTTACTGCCATCCTGTGTCCCTCCTTTTCACGCGCCCACTTTCGTGTCAGCCCATCTGGTCAGTCCGTACCGGTCGCTGATTGTCGTCGCCGTGTAGTAGTGCTTTTCTCTGATCAGCGATGACAGCGCCCGGCAATTCAGCAGGTAAAACGCGATTGCAATGATCGCAGTCACACCCATCCCCGGCTGGTTTTCCGGCTTTACCAGTGCCAGGAATCCCGCCGCGATACCGGCGGACAAAGCCTTAATGATGATCTTTCTTTTCATTTCTTTCCCCTCCTGTGATTTGGATTGCGAGCTGACATTCGCCATCCCGCCAGTTACTGCTCAGGCAATGCCTTCGTGCGGCTGCATAGCTCATGTGTTCCTTGCGGATGACATCGCCATTTTTGATTTTTATCACTGCCACTCGACACATTTCCCGCGCCCTCTCATCGCTCCGCAATGCTTTGCCCCTGCGACCAATACGCTGCTAAACTTTTCTTTAGCTGATCGTCGCACTTCACAGCTTCTCTATGGCCAGTCCAGGCACAGCATCGCTACGGCGCTGCGAGACATTTCTTATCGCTGCCAAAGCAATACCCAGCGACACCATGCTATTCCAGTTCTTTGCTTCGCAAATCATTGCCATCACATCTCTAATCAATTCTTTGCCATCACTCATCTTTGCTACCTTGGCTCTTGCAAAATATTGCATTGCTTGCGCGTTTCTTTTGCCGTGACGTCGCTGCGCTATTCTTTTGCTTTTGCCAAACAATGCCCCGCAGAGCTATTGCAGCGCCACATATCTCGACGCTTTACCAGCTGCGTTGCCTGTCAGCACTTTGCTATCGCTTCGCCGAGCGATGCGTCGTGTTGCTTCAGCACGACGTTTCTATGCCTTTCCTTCTCCTTGCAATCCCAATCACTACCTTGCTTGCGCATTTCCACTCTTTTCTCTTGGTTAGCAAGGCTTTCCAGTTCTTTTGGCGCGCTACGCTATGCTCTTCTTCTGCGTTGCCTGTGTTCGCTTTGCGTCGCCATCGCACGCAGTGCAGTGCATCGCTTTACTCTTCTTCTGCGATTCCTGGATTCGCTGTGCGTCACCCTCGCAGTCCATTGCAGAGCAATGCTTTTCCAGTGCCGAACGAAACTATTCCTTCTCGAAGCAATTCCCATCTATTCTGATGCTATTCTCGGCCTTTCCTTGCTTTTGCAACTTAACGCTTCGACATGCCGTAGCCATTCAATGTTTTTCTCTTCCACATCGTTGCCATTACTCTTCCGGGTCCACATAGTCCCAGATGAATGATCCTTTGCGGCTGTTACGCCAACCGCCGATGCCGTTGTCGTAGCCATAATCCAGCCATTCCTCGATCATTCCCCGGCTTCCCTCTCCAAGCAGGGATACGATGTCGAACTCCACCCACGCGCCTGGCGCGATGGATTCAGAGTCGCTGATTGCCACTCTGTCACCCTGCGGAGTCGATGCCCGGAGTGGACGCTGGCAGTCACCGATCGGCTTGGTCGTGTGGATCACGATCTCGCGGATTGCCTTATCTTCAACAGTGCCGTTTGTGATCGCGTCCTTGCTCTTCCGAACGTCGCTGTAGACCTGAATCAGCGTGTCGATCTTTCCCTTATAGGCCGTGAACTTCTTTGCGGTTGTCTCGCTCTCCGGAATCTGCCGGCAGGCCCCGCAAGCGGATTTAAAGAACCCTCTGATCTGGTAATCGAACAGGATCGGCTCACCTTCGTCGTTTCGCGGGAAGAACGTCTTTCCCTTCGTGATTTCTTCTTCAGCGTTCAAGTTCTTGATGTCCTCAAGTTCTTGATTCACCAGCGCATCGCGCTGTTCATCGGTCAGCCCCTCCCTGATGTATTTCTGGCTGGCCTTCTGCTTTTTCTTGATCTTCCCGGCGACATATGTGCCGTGAATATCCTCGTTTCCGGAGGCCGTTCCCAAGAGTTCGTTCATGAAGGTCAGCCGGACGTGCATCACAAGCGCGTCCTTCCTCAGCCTCTCGCCTCTTGTCCTTCTCTTATTCAGTTCTGCTGCTGTTGCCATTTGTGTTTTCCCTCCTGTGTTGTGTGTACTCTAGTGTTTCAAGCGACCGGCTTTACTTCCGCTTCCTGCTTCAGTGCCCACATGCCCTGCTCAGCCTGCTTTCTTTTGGCAAGTTGATCGAGACACGCCTGTGTGAAGCGCTGCCGGTAACCTTCGGTGAACGTCACGACAACATTGATCTCTTGCTCTTTTCGCTTCATGCTTCCGGCCCTCCTGTTAAAGCACTTGCGTTTCCGCAAGTTCCTCAGCAAAAAAAATTTGCATGGGATCTTTTAACTTTAGCTTTTCGATCATTACTCCAATCTCTTCTCTCGAAAAAGAGCCCCCGTTTCTAAGCTTTCTGTAGAGAGTTGCCTCATCAATGTTAAGCATGGTGGCTACATCTTTGAGCTTTAATCCTCGCATCACAAGTTCTGCCCGAAATCTACGTTCATCAAACATCTCTGCTCGCCTCCCTTCTTGCGTATTCGCAAGATTATAATAACGCGGTCATTGTTTGTTGTCAATGCGTTTTCGCAAGTAAATATATTTTTTAAATGTTTGATATTGCGTAAATGCAATTTATCGCTATAATTATTGTATACACAACAATGTTGAGGTGAGATTATGGAAGAAGTAAAAGATATGCTCAGAAGACAGCGTGAAAAACTTGGGCTCACTATGAAAGAAGTCGCTAAAAAAGTCGGCGTAAGTGAAGGCACTATATCTCGATGGGAAAGCGGAGATATTCAAAATATGCGCCGCGACAAAATCGTATCGCTTGCAAATGCTTTGGATATATCTCCGGCTACCATAATGGGGTGGGATCCGCCGCATATTACCACTGTAGCACTGGGTGCTCACCAGATCCCTGTTTATTCTGCTGCTGGCGCAGGACGACCGCATCTCGCGAACGAAGATGTTCTTTATTACACAGATTATACTGGCGATCCAGACGGAGTGATCGGAGTCGTGATCGAAGGAAACAGTATGACACCGACTATTCCGGATGGCTCTATTGTTATCGTCAATCAGAACATTTCCGTTGAATCCGGGGATATCGTAATAGCTATTATTAATTCTGATGAGGAAACACTTTGTAAACGCTTTAAAAAATACGATGACGGCATCGCCCTTGTATCTGATAATCCAGATTATCCGCCGCGGTACTTCTCGGCTGATGAGGTGCAAACGCTTCCGATCAGGATCATCGGAAAATGTACAGAAGTACGCAAGAAGTTATAGGAGGGAAACACTATGAAAAAACATGCAATCGTAACAATGACGTTGGCGATCACGCTGGCGGTGCCGGTGATCACATCTGCAGGTCCGATGTCAGATTTTGCAACGGAAGCTTCAGAAAAAGAGTATACCTTCCGGGGTATCCCGTGGGGAGCGTCGGTTGATGAAATAGAAAACTCTGATTTTCTCATAGAATATCCTGATTACGAGTACGACAAAGCCCTGAATAAAATATTTGTTTATAATGTCGAGGTTGCAGGGAAATCCGCTTCAGCAGTTTTAAGCTTAGACGATGGGGGACTGTCCGGAGCGATGTACCTTATAGAAGAAAATCATGATATTTTAATTGATTATTATCAGGATTATCTTGATCTTGAAAAATCGTTAGTTAAAAAGTATGGGAGACCAGACAATAAAATAGATAATTGGGAAGACGATTTTTACAAAAACGATCCATCATTATATGACTTTGCCGTTGGTGCTGGGGATGTAACATTCATACGCACATGGAATGGAGATAATTCTTCGATTTCGCTAATGTGTTCTGGTGGTGATTTAAAAATCAACAATATTATTTTTTACAGTTCTGATTCGTTTAAGTTTTCAGAACATAAGGATGATGGATTATAAACCGCTGTTTCCGTTTATTATTCACGTTTTTGCATTAAAAGTGCAGATATTGGAGATAATATCGCATGAAAACTGCATTATAAAAGCCGCCCGATGCTGCAACACCAGACGGCAACGGTCATTGACCCCGACGCATTATACGGGCAATCTCTGACCTTTTTCATTATATCACAGGAGGTGATTCTGTGCGCTTCTTCTGCTATGGACGAAAATCTGTATTCTCAGACAAATCTGATTCTGTGGATAATCAGCTTCATATGTGCTTAGATTATTGCGAATCTAAGTTCCATGGCAAAATTGACAGCTGGGAGTGTTTCTCAGATGAAGATTTTACCGGGGCCAATACTGATCGGCCCCAGCTGCAGCTTATGTTTTCCAGAATTCGTGAAAACGCTGCCGATGCCCTGGTTGTTTACCAGCTGGACCGGCTGTCAAGGAATGTCCGCGATTTCTCTAATATGTATGCAGTGCTTGAAGAACATGGAGTCATGTTCATTTCGATCAAGGAGACCATCGACACTACCACTCCGATCGGCCGGGCGATGATGTTTGTTACCGCTGTATTTGCTCAGATGGAGCGGGAAACAATTGCAGAGCGCGTCTCGGACAATATGCTGGGTCTTGCGCGAAAAGGATATTGGACCGGCGGAAATCCGCCTGTTGGATATGTCCGCAAAAGCATTGTTGAACACGGGAGGAAGCATGTAACCATCATTCCTGATCCTGACGGCGTTGACTATGTCAATCGTATATTTGACACATTTATTTCATCTAACCAAAGTCTACAGGGGATGGAAACGCAGTTCAAAAATTCTGGCATCAAAACTCTGTCGGGTAAATTCTTCTCGTCTACGCAGCTCTACAAGATTCTTACCATGCCATTCTGTGTAGAAGCTACTCCGGAAGTATACGACTACTATGCAAACAAAGGATGCATCATGGATCCAGATTCCCCACGTGAAAAATGGGATGGTTCTGTGGGCGTTATGGTTTATGGGCGGACGACTGGGAAAAACAAGAAGCATCAGCTTCAGCCTCCAGAAAAGTGGACCGTTTGCTTGGGGCATCAGGAGCCATTCATGAGGGCCGATAAATGGCTGCTTGTTCAATCTCGATTCTCTGAGCATAAATGTATCAAAGATGCTAAATGGCCGGTCCCGCTGATGAAGGGCGTATTGCGTTGTAAATGCGGTTCGCTCATGTCGGTGTCAAGAAAGAAACGAGTCGATGGCTCATGCTCTTCTTGGTATTACTGCCGCAAAAGGATGCGTCAGGGGGTCAGCTATTGCGATATGGGGCAGACGGCGTGCGACAAGCTCGACAGCCGATTGATTAGCATCTTTCGGGACATTGCAGCCGATCCGAAGCTGATAAATCAGTATCTTCAGAAAACTGAGGACAAACCGCTTCGCGATCCGAAAGCGATTCTATCCTCAATTACATCCTGTGATGGCAAAATTGGGCGGTTGACTGCATCCCTTGCTCTGGCTGAATCATCTTCTATATCAAAATACATCATTGCGGAGATAAAGCGGCTCGATTCAGAGAAAAGCAGATTACAAAAAGAACTTACGGATATAGAACATGAATCAAAGCGCAAAATGACACGCGAAAAAGATTCTCTTAAAGCTATTGCGGAAATATCCAGGTTAATATCAGGGCTAGATGGATTTAACGACAAAGAGCGCAACGAGATCGTTCGCTCTGTAGTGAAGACTTGTACATGGGACGGCGTGAATCTTTTTATTACGCTTTAACCTCACTTTTTTGTTATGCGTCCAACCCCATGCATTATAAAAAAGTGATGCAATCAAATAGCGCGTATATTTCACAATAGCGCTACATGTCTATACTATCAGATATTACGTGTATTTGATTCTATTCGTTCATACATTTGCATTATTAACTGAATTGTCGCACATATACGCATGTTGTCAAAAATACCCCCTCAATTTTCAGCCCATTTTAGCGCCTCGGACCGTGAATGAAACGGTCAAAAAAATCGTAAAAACTAGGTGGGTTGTGGGCTCCCCGTGACCGCATTCCGGGGTTCCCGTTAGCAGTACCTAACGGACGGCAACCCATTGCCTTGCATTTGCATTGTGTGCCTTTGCATGTATACCCGGAAGGGGTATCTGACCGCTGCCGGGGGTATCTGCAGGCGCTTCAGGGGCAGCCCGCGGGCCCGTCGTCCCGCTGCCAGGGCCGAAGCTGCCACATCAACGCGCCGCGCCGCATCGGATCGGCGCCGACACGATGCCAGGTTGACGCCTGCAGGCTGCGTCTGGCATCCGCGGACCTGCTGCCGCTGCCGGAGCTGCCGCGGATCCGCGACACGATGCCGCGCCGCACTGCAGCTGCCGCCTGCCGTAAATGGATGCGATGCCGGATGTCTGCCGCCTGCTGCGTCGCACTGTGTGTCGCATCCCATAGGCGGAACCGGCAGGAACCTACACGCGGACCGCTGCAGGATCTTGCCCGCGCCGCATCGGATCGGCGCCGCCTGCAGGACGTGTCGGAGAATAAGGGGGGCTATAGGGGGATAATTGTTATAGCTAGATAATATCTACCACTACATAAAACAGGGGCCGGAAACATAGGCCCGCGGCCGGTCCGAAAAAAAATCAAAAAAAAATTTAAAAAAGGGGTTGACACGAATCGTACACCGGTGTACTATACAGCCAGATCGAAACAGGAAACAAACAAACGGAACCCTGAAAGGGTCCCGAAAAGGAAGGAGACGGAAAGTATGCAGCCCAAAATAGCACAGCGCATCATTGATGCGCATTTCACAAATGCAGAAGCTGTCGGAGCCAGCGGGGAACCGCATTCTGATACCGTCAATCTTTCGTTGACGATTTATTACATCGTTAACGGGAATGAGAATTGCATCTATCGCTATGATGTAACGGCAGCAGATTTAGAAAGGGGAAATGAAGCATGATGTACACTATCATGTCCCGTACGTGCCGGGACGACGGGAACGACAACTGGGGCTGCTGGGATGAGGATCCCTACATGCAGCCGCAGGAAGGCAACCCGGCTGACATCCTTGATGGGTATCTTCAGGCCGTCAGCAGTGCTCTATTCGCTCTCGACGCGGAATGCGTCGATTGTAACGATATGGAAGCAACATATCGTTACAAGGCATATTCTGAAGCTGAATATTATACCCTGCTTGAAATCAGGGTATTTGAAGTTGAGGAGGACTAACTATGAGTAGATACTTTACTGGCTGTAAAACAGCCGAAGAACTGAAAAAGGCATATCGGGAAGCGGCCGGAAAGCTGCATCCTGATAACAACCCGGACCGGGATACAACCCGGGAATTTCAGGACATGCAGCAGGAATTTACCACTGCGTGGGAACGTCTGAAAGACGTTCACCAGAATGCTGAAGGAGCCTTCTACACGAAAGCCGCGATGGGGACGGCGGAATCGTTCATGGACATGATTAACGCCCTTCTTCGGATGGGTGTTGACGTTGAAGTCTGCGGATCCTGGATATGGGTATCAGGAGACACACGGCCCGTTAAAGATGCCCTGAAGGGCATGGGCTTCAGATTTTCCGGCAATAAGCAGTGCTGGTACTGGCATGAAGGGCCGTTCCGCAAGCGCGGGAAACACATTTGCAGCATGGATGAAATACGGGATATGTACGGCTCGGAAAAATACGCGGCTGAGCAGGAACGCCGCGAAAACATTTCAGCCTGAATCCGCCTGATGAGGGGCATGTTGGTGACTGCCCGAAACGCCCGAAAGGGCGTCGCGGAAAACCGCAACGCCGGGAAATCATTCCGGCAGCAAAATACAGAGAGAAGACATATCCATGATTAAAATTAGATATTCGAATGGTTCCATGGAAATTAATCCGGATGCAATTTTTCCGGCAAAACCTGCCGAAATGAAAACGATTGTATCCGCGATGCTGGATACAGGCGACACCGACGCCGCGGAATCAATTCATGCACATATTCTTGAAAAAGTAAGCGCATTGAAAAAGGCGCGTGACGCGATGGATCCAGAACAGGAAACGACACGTATTGCAAAAGTGAACGCTGAAATCAGGCGCTATCTGGCAAACGCGAAAGCGCTTGAGCGTTTCGGATGCAGCCCGATTATCGACGACGCCGCAAAAATCGTTTTGAAAAAAGCAATTGTTCATACAATTACAATGGATACCGAAACGAGAAAACGGACAATCAAAACATATTCCGGATGGACATTTAATAAGAGCGGATATGCATTCGAGCTGTACAAGTACAGCGAAAAATGTTATCGCATCCAGATTTGCGGAACTGGATTATACATCATGGAACTTCGGAGCCGCACCGCTGCTATTGAATCGATCACGCCGAACATGATCGAAAAGCTGCACCAGGCAGCGAAAGCAATTGAAAAAGCTAAAGAAGAGTTTACCGCTCTGCAGAACGCAGAACGCGCCGAAACCATTTCAGAACCGGCACCCGTTTCAGATCCTGAACAGAAACCGGAGCCGAAGCAGGAAGAACAGCCGAAGCAGCCGGAGCAGCCGAAGCAGGCTTCCGCGACGCCTGAAGCGGAGCGGACCGCGAAACCGGAGAAGTTTTTCATCGGAACCACAATAAGCGGCAACGGATGGAAGATCTACTTCGACGGCGACGCACAACGCACACGAATCATTTTCAGCCGGGATCCATCAGCTGATGAGCGTGCAGAAGTTGAGGATGCAGGTTTCTACTACTCTAAAAAAATGGGTAGTTGGAACAAGAAACTGACGTTTAAGGCATACCGCGCCGCTCTGAAGGTTGCGGAACGCCTGCAGAAGATTGCAAGGACGGCTGCAGCATAAGCCGCCCGACGCGCTCAAAACATTTCCATTCATCGCTGTCCTATCGGCAAGACGGGGAGAAAGGGCAAATCATGAAGCTTAATGAAATCATGGATAAACTCGACGGATTAACGAATGTCGAAGTAATTGTTGATGTTTGCGGGCAGATTGCAGACAAGTGCACCGATCCTGCCAAT